GGGCCCGGCCGCCGACGGCACCGGCTCGACCGAGCGGGACGCCGAGGTGCAGGCGCTGAAGGACGCCCAGGACAAGGCCAAGGCGGAGGCCGAGGCGCGGGCGGAGCGTGAGGTCGAGGAGCTGCACCGGGGGCTCGGCGACTGATGCCCCGGATCCGCATGCTGACCAGCGTTGCGGGCGAGGGGTTCTCGTATCGCGCCGGGGAGGAGATCGACCTCCCCGGCGCCGAGGCGGCGAAGTGGGCGGACGGCGTGCGCGCCGAGCTGGTCCGCAGCGAGCCGCTGGAGACGCCCGAGCAGCAGCCCGCCGCCGAGACGGCCAAGCGCCGTCCTGCCCGCCGCAGGGCCGCCCCACGCGGCACGAGCTAGGAGGGGAGCGGCATGGCGCTGGTGACGCTGGAAGAGGCCAAGCGGCAGCTCGACATCTCCTCGACCAGTGAGGACGTCGAGCTGCAGCTGTACATCGACAGCCTGGACGCGGTCATCGAGGGCTACGTGGGGGTCGTCGAGCAGCGGGAGATCACCGACACCGTCTCCGGCGGGGGCCCGGCGCTGGCGGTGCTTCACCCGCCGCTGCTGTCCGTGACGTCCCTGTCCGGGCCCGTCACGGCGCCGGTCTCCTACCCGGCCGACACGCTGAGCCTGGACGGCCCGGCCGGGGTCATCAGCCGGGCGGACGGCGGCCACTTCCCCGCCGGCCCGTACACGGTGACGTACACCGCGGGCCGGGCCGCCGTCCCGCCCACCGTGAAGCTGGCCGCGCTGATCCTGCTTCAGCACCTGTGGCGCACCCAGTACGGGGCGTCCCGGGTGCCGGTCGGCGGGGCCGACGACTGGTCGGTCACGGACCCGATCCCCGGCTTCGGCTACGCGGTACCCAACCGGGTGCTGCAGTTGCTGGAGCCGTTCAAGCTGCCGCCGGGGGTGGCGTAGATGCTGACCTCCCGTGTGCCCGCAGCGATCGAGCAGCTGCTCGTCATCCTGCGGGCCCGGCCCGCCCTCAACGACGTGGCCATCGTGGACGGCCCCGCCTCCGTGAACGCCTCCGAGCTGCGCCGCATCCACGTTGGGTGGGCGCCCGGGGCCGACTCAGCCGTCGCGCTGCAGCAGCAGTTCAACGGCGCTGGCGCCCGCACCCGCGACGAGGCGTTCGACATCTCCTGCTACGCCGAAGCCCGCGCGGGCGACAAGGACATGAAGGCCCGCCGCGACGAGGTGTTCGCCCTGGTCGGTGAGGTCGAGCAGGCGCTGCGCGCCAGCAACGAAGCCCCCGAGGCGCCGACCCTGAACGGGACCGTGCTCTGGGCGCACCTGACCACCGGGGACCTGCAGCAACTCCAGGCTGAGGGCAGCCTCGCGGGCCTGACGTTCACGGTGACCTGCCAGGCCCGTATCTGATCCATCCATCGAAGGAGTACGCCATGGCGCGTGTGCGCTACCTGGGGCCCGAGCCGGTCACCGTCCCCGAGCTGGGCCGGGCCGTCGAGCCCGACGAAGTGATCGAGGTGCCCGACGACCGGTTCGCCGGTTACGTCTGCCAGCCCTTGAGCTGGGAGGCCGTCGAGGAGCCGAGGCAGCAGGAGGAAGAGGCGGCGCCCCTGCCGCTGCGGAAGGCGGCCGCCAAGCCGCAGAAGGAGGGCTGATCCATGGCGATCGGATCCGGGCTCGGCGCCCAGCTGGGCATCGCCGCCGAGACGACCTACGGCACGTTCGTCGCACCGGCCAAGTTCATCGAATTCACCAAGGAATCGCTGGCGCTGAAGAAGACGACGGCGCAGTCCGCCGGCATCGCGGCCGGGCGACTGATGGCGCTGTCCTCGCGCCGCGTGGTGACCCGCCGGGAGGTGTCCGGCAGCCTCGACCTGGAGGTCACCAACAAGGGCATGGGGCTGCTCCTCCAGGCCCTGATGGGCACCACGGTCACGCCGGTGCAGCAGGGCGCCGGACCGGCGTACCTGCAGACGCACACGCTGGCATCCGTCGTGGGCAAGAGCCTGACGATCCAGAAGGGCGTTCCCCTCACCACCGGCACCGTCGTCGACAAGACGTTCGTCGGCTGCAAGGTCATCTCGGGGGAGTTCGCGTGCGGTGTGGGCGAGATGCTCACCGGTACGTTCGAGATCGACGGCAAGGACGTCGACGAGGGGCAGACCCTCGCGGCTGCGTCTTACGCGAACATGTCGCCGTTCCACTTCGGGCAGATGGCGTTGAAGGCCGGCACGTTCGGTGCGGAGACCGCCCTCGACGGCATCCGCAAGGTGTCCGTGAAGATCGAGCGGCCCCAGGACGTCGAACGCTTCTACGCCAACCAGTCCGCGCTGAAGGCCGAGCCGATCGAGAACGATCAGGTCAAGGTGACCGGGAACCTGGAGACCGACTACGTCTCCACCATCCTGGACGACCTGCACACCTCGGACGGCTCGACGTCCCTGGTGTGGGAGTTCGTTGGGGCGAACATCGCCACCAGCTACGACGAGACGTTCCGCATCACCCTGCCCGCGGTGAAGCTCGACGAGGGCCCGCCCGTCGTGGACGGCTTCGGCGTGGTCAAGCCCACCTTCAACTTCACCGCCCTGTACGACGGCACCAACCGGGTGAAGATCGAATACATCTCCACCGACGCGACGCTGTGAGCTGACGGTGCCGCAGAACATTCGCGTGATCGGCACCGGCCAGCTGCTCGAACTCCAGGCGCGGCTGCGCCGGGCCGGTCACGAGAACATCCGCCGCTCCATGCAGCGCCGTATCCGCCGGGCCGCGGAGCCGCTGCGCAACGACCTGCAGTCCGCCGTTCGCGCGCAGCCGCTGAAGTCCACCGGGCGGGCCCCCGGGAAGCGGGGCGGTCCCTCGCCCACCACCCGCCCGTTCCGGGAGACCATCGCCCGCGCCATCCGGATCAGCGTCCGCACCGGTGGGGATCCCGGCGCCAAGGTGTGGCTCGACCGGGCCCGGCTGCCGGCCGACATCCCCATCGGTGCGGTGAACCAGATGAACGACCTGGGGCGCCTGCGCCACCCGGTGTTTAACAACCGAAAGCGCTGGTCCCAGCAGAGCGCCACCCGGGGCTTCTGGGACAAGACCGTGCGCGCGCACCAGCCGCGCATCACCCGCGAAGTCGCACGCGTCGTCGACGACGTGCGGCGTCGCCTCGAGTAGGAGACAGGAACAGAAATGATCGTCGTCTACACGCCAGCCGGCGGTGAGCCCGAGCACTACGACGCGTCGACCCTGCGCGTGTCGGAGGCGTCCATCGTTCAGCGCACGGTGGACATGAAGTGGCAGGAGATCCTCGAGGGGCTGGAGCGCGACGACCTCGACGCGATGCGCGGCATCGTGTGGGTGCTGAAGAAGCGCAGCCAGCCGTCTCTGCGGTTCGGGGAGTTCGACCCCGGCATCACCGAGATGACGACCCGCATGGACAACAAGGAGATCGCGGCCTGGATCGACAACGCCCTGGCCGTCGTCGACACCGAAGGCGAACTGTCCATGGAGCAGATCCAGCGGATCATCCTGGACCGGTTGCCGTCCGTGGCCATCGACCCCGAGCGCGCGCGTGAGCTGGTCATCTCCCGGACGCAGGGCCCAAAAGACCCGCAGTCCGAGCAGGAGCAGGCCAGCCCCGAGACGCCGGCCCCCGACCCGAGCCCGACATCGAGTACGCCCGAGACGCCTACCTCGGACTCCTCGCCCACCTCTGCAACACCCCACCCGCAGCAGTCGACGACCTGACGGTCACCGACTTCTACAACCTCGTGGCCTGGATCGACGGCTACCAAGCAGCGCAGGCGGAAGGCGGTGACCGGTAGTGCCCTCCATGCTGTTCACGCTGACGGGCCGCGACGAGCTGAGCGACGTCTTCGACGACATCGGGGATGCGGCCCGGCGGATGGGCCGGCGCATCACGGTCGCTTCCATCGAGGCGGACCGGGAGATGCGCCGCCTCGGCCGCACCACCGCCTCGAACCTCGCCGGGCTGCGCCGCGACAGCGACGCCGGTGCCAAGGCCGTGGCGGAGCTCGGCAAGGTCACGAAGATGCTGTGGCCTGCCGCGCTGCCGGTGGCGGCGTCGCTGGTTCCGATCGCTGCCGGGGCGGGCACCGTGGCCGTGGCGCTGGGCGCCATGACCGCGGCGATGATCCCGCAGATCACGGCGCTGGGAGAAGCGAGCGAAGCGCAGAAGGCCTACGAGGACGCGGTCGCCAAGAGCGGCGCCCGGTCGGATGAAGCCGTCAAGGCGCAGGCCGAGTACGCCCGGGTCATGGAGGAGCTGCCGCCCGCCACGCGCGAGGCGGCAGCCAACTTCGGCGTGCTCAAGGACTCCTACAAGGAGTGGTCCGACTCCCTGTCCGGCGACACCATGGCCCCGGTCATCAAGGGCATGCAGCTCACCAACGCGCTGCTGCCCAAGACGACCGGCCTGGTGAAGTCCGCGTCCAGCGAGTTCGACCGGTTCCTGACGAACGTCGGCGGGCAGATGGCCTCCCCCGGCTTCGACGTGCTCAACAGCAAGTTCAGCGCGTTCGCCGACAAGACGCTGCGCAAGGTCAACGACGAGATCGTGCACATGATGCGCGTCTCCGACGGGCAGGTGGGCGGGCCCGTCCGGGACTTCATGGAGTACGCGCGGGCGCAGGGC